CGCTGAGCGTCGCATCGCGGTGGTCGACTGCGGTCGCATTCAACGTCGCCGCACCGCCGGTCGCGATCGTGCCACTGGCGCCGGACAGCGTGCCGGTCTGGACCTGCAGGCCGTTCGTGCCGGCATGAAGCAGTTGGCCGCGCTCGTTGACGAACGTTCCGGCGTTGAGCGTTAGCGCACTGGCATTGCTGGCGACAGTACCGTCGGTGTTGTCCAGAGTCGTCGCAATGGAGAGTGTCGTGGCGTCGGTGCCACTGTGCTGCAGCGTGCCGGCGCGGTTGGAGACGCGCTGCGCGTCGAACGTCAGCGGACCGGCCACGCTCAGGCGGCCGGCATCGTTGTTCAGCGTATTGACGTGGAGCGCGACTGAACCGCTCACGGTCAGCTCGCCGCCGGCGTTGCCGAGGTCACCGCTGCCCACGCGTAGATCGCGCAGACCCAGGTGACCGCCGTCGTTGTTCAGGCCGTTCGCAGCCGTCAGGTCGATGCCACTGGCCTCGATGCGGCCGCCGTCGTTGTTGAGCGCTCCGGCGATATTGAGGGCACCGTCAGCCAGCGGCGTGACGCTGGGCTGGCTGCCGCCACCCGTTCCGCCCGAACCGCCACCGGCCGTCGCGCCGCCGGTACCGCCGCCTGCCTCGCCACCCGTGCCACCACCGCCGGTGCTGCCATCGCCCTCGCCACCACCGCTCAACTCCGGCGCACCGATACGGCCGCCATCGCGGTTGCTGAGCGAACCCGCGTTCAAGGCGAGCGCCTGTATGCCGGACTGTTCGATCGCGCCACCGCGATTGGTCAGCGACTGCGCATTCACCTCGACGCGACGCGCATTGAGCGTGCCACCGTCATTGTTCACGTCGGCAGGCGTCGTAACCGTCAGTTCACGTGCGGCGCTCAACGTGCCGTCATTGGCCACGCCCCCCGTCGTGTGGATCTGCGTATTCTGCTGTGATTGCAGCGCACCGGTGTTGATCAGACGACCGTCAACCGTCACGGTCAGGTCACCGACTTGCGCACCGATGGTGCCGGCATTGGTCACGCCAACACCTGCCTCGGTCCCGATCAATGCAATGTGATTGGCGTACATACCGCCGAGCGCACTGACGTCGATGGCGAACTGCGGAGCGGCGCCACTGGCACCGTCGACCTTGCTGATCTGCGTGTGGTCGACACTGACGGTACTGGCGCCAGTCGTGACCTTGAGCTGATTGGCCCAAACGCCCGCATTGAGCTGGACCGAACGCGCGATCAGGTCCGTGTAGTCGGTGCGGCTGGCATCCAGGCCGTTGCCGTCAATCCGGATCACACCGCTGCCTTCGACGCGGTAGCCGTCGAGCGCACCGCCATTGAGGATCGGTCGACCGGTCGTCAGCGTCGCGCGGCTGGCATTGATAAACCCGCCGTTACTAATCTGGATGCCACTCGGATTGGCAATAATCACTTCGGCGCGGTCGCCCGCGACCTCGACATAGCCGTTGAGGTAGCTCGGATTGGCCGAGTTCACCTCGTTAAGGATCACCCGCGCCGTACCGGTGACCAGCGACGGGTTGCCTTGCACCCATCCGCCAAGCTGCGTCTGCACGTTGGTGCGCGAGTTGTTGAGGATCGCGCCTTCCTGGCCTACGTCCAGCTGACGGTACTGATTCCTGGACACGCCCGCAGCGCTGGGCGTGCTGATCTGGACCAATGGCACGCCGTTGGGCGCTTCCAGCACCGTAGGGCGCTGATTGCCAGGCGCATTCGGATCGCCGCTGATCTGGCCCTGCACCGCCTGCGCGAATGCGGGCAGCGTCAACACGAAGCCCAAGGCCACGTACACCGCGAATCGCAGCGCCGGCAACGTCGCCGTACGCACGCCTTCGGCACTGCCCGAACCGCCCTGTGCGGACGAGGTGAGTTCCGAAGCAACCTGTACGAGCCCGAGTTCTTTGTTATAGACCAGACGGTAGATGCGATTCACAACGTGCTTTCCTTTTCTTGTGCGTTCTTCTTGCTTGTTGTTCTTGCAGCGTGACGGTCCGCTGTCACACGGACTGCGACCTCATATGAGACAAAGTCAGAACGACCAGCCCAGACTGAAACCGGTGGTGGTGTACGCGGTCGGGAAACCCTCGGGCTTGTCGAGCGGCGCGCCCACGAACCAGTCCCAATAGCCGCCCTTCCAGCCGCCGCGCAGACCGATGGCCATGCCGGCGAGGTGATCACCGAGCTGCCATGCGGTCGCTGGGCCGCCGACGTGGCCGTAGTCGGCCGCGACATACAGCTCCTGCCCACCGCCGAGAGACACGCCGATGTCATTGCGCACCAGCCAGCCGCGTTCGCCGGTCAGCGAGACTTCGCCGTCGTAGCCCCTGATCGTGTAGCGCCCACCAATGGCGAAACGGTCCTGCGCGACCAGCGGCGTGCGATTCCACTGCGCGCGCCAGCTGCCGGTGTAGCGCAGGGCCTGCTTCCCGATCTGGAACGGCACGGTGAGCTGCGCATCGGCCGTAATGACCTTCATGCGCGAGGTGCCTTCGTCGAACAGCTCTTCCGGTGTCGGCAAGGCATCGAACGCGCCGGTGCCGTGACGGAAGGCCGTATTGGCGTCGAGCGTGGCCTTGCCCAGGAACTGCTTCCACGTAAATCCGGCTTCCCAACCACCGGTGCGGCGGCGCTGGACTTCGATCTCGGTGTCGTCGATGTAGGTCTTCGACTCACGCGCCCACGCGCGCGCATACGCGCCGAACTTGCTCGTGGCGTTGCGATAGAGCAGTCGCGACAGGCGCACGTCGGCGTTGCCGCTGTTACCGCTGTAGACGTAGTTCTGCGAGTGTCCCGCCACCGTCTGGTGGTAGTCGTAGGCGCTGGCATTGGCGGCCATGAGCCAGTACCCGACGGGCAGATCGTAGTGGGCGGCCCAACTTTCCGTGCCCTTGCCACTGCCGGAAAAGGCGTCGTGCCCCACGTTGAGGTAGAACAGGTCATTGGCCTGCAGGGCGTGGTCTACCGACAATGTCGCGCCCGCCTGCAGCTTGCCGGTCGCCTCGGAACCGGAATCGTCCAGCGACAAAGACGCGCGAACCTTCCGCCCTTGGTTCCAGGAGATCACCAGATCGCTCTGACCCGGCCCGACATCCGGCCCTTCGGCAGGCACGATCTGGATGTCGGCTTGCGCGGTCGGAACCCGCTTGAACACCTCCAGCGCCATTTCCACGTCGCGAAGATTCAGGAGGTCACCGGACTTGGCCGGCACCGCGTTCCACAGCGTCGCATTGGGCGCAGTACCGTCGGCAAAGCGGATCGCGCGAATGCGGCCTGGAACCACGGTGACCGTCAGCGCGCCCCCGGTGAGGCCTTGCGGCGCCGCTAATACACGGGTAGTCACGTAGCCACGCGCGATGATCGCGTTCTGCACGCGCTTCATCACGACGTTGATGCCCTGCGTGCCCAGGCAGCGGCCGGTGACCGGATCGCGCTTCGGGTCGGCAGCCTTCAACGCCCAACGGAAGCGCTGGGCGTCTTCGCCTTCGAGGCGAATGTCATCGATGCGAAAGCAGGGGGATTCCTCGGCGGGCAATACCTCGAACGCCGCGACCGGAGATTCCAGGCGCACATCCGGCGTTTGCTCTTGTTGCTCGCGCAGGGCGCGCTCGCGCTCTTGCTGGCGCAACAACTCCTGCGCATCCGGTCCCACCTGCGCCATTGCCAGCGACAGAGGGGCCAGGCCCAGCACCAGTCCGATCCAACGCCCGTGGCGTTTGCCGCCACAACCACTTCCACTGCGCACTTCCATTACGCCCCTGTTCCAATGGTTCCATCGATCCGCACACGCGCACGCCTGGTGAACCGTCACGCGGTTCCATCCACGGTCAGGCTAACGACCAATGGCAGAGTGGGATATGCGATTTATCCGAAAGAACCGACACGGTTCTTTACACTTTCCAGACTAGCGACCCATTGCGGGACGCGATATCAGATAAATCTCAAAAGTCGCTGGAAACTTCGCGAGCGTTGTCGAACAGCCCGAACCGATGTCTCACGTCGGTCCGTGTGCGCCGCGACGACTGGCAGTACGCACATTGCTGCGCAGATAGGTTCGCGCATTGCCATGGCTCGACGCAGTCGGGCTTTGACGTTCCGGTGGGTAGGGATTTCCTGAACCCGGACACGACGAAAGCGTCCCACCGAAGCGGGACGCTGACAAGACCAATTCAAAGTTGCAGTAATGCTGGGTTGCAATGTAGCTAGCGCACGCCGCTGCGAAGCGCCGCCAGTTCTTCCTCACTCGGTGCGACGCCTGGCGTACCGCCAGCGATTTCGAGTTTAAGCGGTGCACCGCCTTGCGCCTGCGCACCTGCAGCACCGGAGATACCCGGCATGGTGCGTTCAATGCGCTGCAGCAGCTTAGCCATCGCGGGCGATCCGTCTTCCAGCTTTGACGCGGCCAGCAGGAAGCGCTTGCCCGGACCGCTCGTCAGCATTGTGCGGGCGATGCCCGTCATCGCTGCGACCTGCCCTGCCAGCGGAGCATTGAGCGTGGCAGCGCCACCAATGAGCCACGGAATCACGCGCTGCCCAGTCGGCGGGTTCTCCGCATACTGCCCGGCACGCTCGACGTGGCGCATGAGCCGGGTGAAGCCCTCAATCTCCTGCTTGCCCGGGCCGCGGAAGAAGGCGCCGCGCGCGTCCTTGATCTTCTCCATGGCCAACGCAAACTTCGCTGGACTGAACACCTGGCGGGTCTCGTCGACCGCCTTTTCCATCGCGTTGGCGACCATGCCGTAGCGCACCGCCGCCTGGCCGCGCGCATCCAGCGCCCCGAAGAAGTGTTCGGCACGATCGCCTTTGCCCGCCTGCACGAACTTCGTATAGATCTCGTCCGCGTGTGCGTCTTTTATGGCATTGGCCAACTGCCGATCCTTGAACGGCACCACGCGCTCCCGATAGAACTTATCTGCCCGCTTCCACGCACTGATCAGGGCCGGGTTGTTGCTGCGGCTGGCGAAGGCGTCCATGTCGCTCTCCACCGCCGAGCGCACCTGCTGCAGGATGCCCACGCCCTTGCTGCCGGTCAGGGCGTTGCTGCCCTTGTAGTAGTCGGCGATCAGATCGCCCAGGTCTGAGCGCAGCTGACGCATCGCCGAGTAGGTGTTGCTTGCGGGCTGGGCATCGGATGGCACCAACGACTCCTTCAGCTCCGACAGCAGCTTGATGGTGGGTTTGTCCGGCAGCTTGGCGGCGCTGGCTTCCTTCAGTGCACGGCGCACGGCCTGTAACGTCTGCGGCACGCCGATGCTGCCGCTGCCGGCGGCTAGACGCTCGACCTCGCCATACAGGCGATCGGCTCGCTGTCGGGTGCGGAACGCCTGCAGGTTGCCGCTGGCCTGGACGATGCGATTCCAGTCATCGCCCGCGTTGGCCAGTTCCTGCTTCAGCTCGATCGCCGCCTTGTTGCCACGCGCGGCAGCGGCATCGACTTCAGCGACATGCTGGAACGGGGTCTGCTTCAGTTGCGTTTGCAGGCGTTCGGTCAGCCCCTCGGCGGCGGCCTTGGTTTCAGCTTGCTGCGCGGCACGGAAGCCGCCAGTGCCGAGCACCGGCACGGACTCCAGCGCGACCTCGGTCTTCTTCGGCAGCGCCTTCTGCGTGATGTCGCCATAGCTCAGGCGCACGCCGAAGCGCTCACCCAGTTCCTGCAACTGCTTCGCGGCGGGATCGATCACGCCCCTGGCAGTATTGACCGCCTTGCCCAGCACCGGCGACAGCGCTCCTGTCGCGATCGGCACCGCACCACCCAGCGCGGCGCCGGTGCCGAGCTGCTCGGCCTTGCCCGCAGCGTAGTCGCCACCCAGCACGGGTTGCGTTGCCGCGGTGACCGCGCCCTGTGTCGCGCCGGACACGGCACGGCCGAGCACACCGCCCGCACGACCAGTCGGCAGTACCGCGCCAGCCACCCGGCCGCCCAGGGCCTGCAACGCCCGCGTGGGGGCGAGATACGGCAGCGCGCTTCCGACCACACCCCCAACATCGCCACCGAAGCTACCTTGCGTGCGCTGCTGGTAGTCCTGTTCGCGCTGGCGCAGGGCCGCATCATCGGCAGCGACCGAGTCGTTGAGGTACTGGCGCAGGCGTTGCGGCACCGTCTGCGGCTCGGCAGGCTTGCCGGTCACCAGGCCGGACAGGCTCGGGGCCGGCGCATCGACCAGGGCGTTCACACCCGCACGCGCGCCGTGCTGGAGCAGCTGCGCCAATCCGTGCGGCACGTCCATCACCCGGTGCTGCACGGCATCGAAGTAGTTCTTCAGCACGCCCCAGTCGCCCTGCTGGTTGCGTTCAATCGCAGTCTGATAGTTCTGCGCGGAACGCTCCGCCGCGGCCTCGCGCTGAGCAGGCGTCATCGCACGACGCTCGGCTTGCGCCGCCAGTTGCTCGGGGGTGGGCGCCTTCGGCGCCGAGAGATACGCGGCCGGGGCGGCCGCGGTGTCGTCGAAGCGGTCGAAGTAGTTGGCTTCGCTCTGCGGTGCCGCATCGAACTGGTCGAAGTAGTTGCCTGTCATGATTACTGCCCCAGCAATCGCGCCGCCTGGCCCGCCCCGTACTTCGCATCGAACTGCGCGGCGAGCGTCGGATCGCGGCGCAGGGCGTCGGCCGCGGCGCCCGGGATGACCGGTCCGTCGCCCGCACTGCGACCGCCACCCTCGCCACCCGGCTCGGCCAGTTCCGCATAGGCTTTGTCGATGTCGGCGACCAGCTGGTCGATCTCGGCCAACGCCGCGCGGTTGACTTCGGGGTACTTGCTGGACGACGGCAACGGCAGCGCGGCAATGCGCGCTTCGAAATCAGACTGCGAGCCCAACCCAGGCGTGCGGGTCAACGCCAGCAATTCGCCCTGCAAACCGGCGATGTCGGTCTCCAGCATCTGTCCCCGGTTGGTCCAGCCACTCAGATACTGATCCAACGGGCCCGAGTCGGCCAGGACGTTGCCCTGCAGGGACTGACGGATGTTGTCGATGCGCCGCTTTGCCGCTGCCAGGCGCGGCTGCTTCAAGCGGGCCTCGTGGCGCACCTTGCGCTCGTCGGCGGCTAGTTCTGGCGTCGTCTGCGGTTTACCCGTCAACAGGATCGACTGCCGGTCTTCGGCCGACACCGGCACACCCGCCGCTTCCAGTTCTTGCAGCATCTGCCGCCGCTGGGTGACTTCACTCAACTGCGAGGGCTTCGGCGGCGGCGCACGCTTCACGCCCAACGGCGTCTCCGAGGTGTAGGCCGCTGGCGCGGCCGTCGCGGCGACGCGCTGCGGCACCTGGCGCACGTAGTTGCGCGTCTCCGCCGGCAAACGAGCGACGGCCGCGGCGCGGTCACCCCCAGCCGCCTGCAGGGCCTGATCCACCCGGCCGGGGCCAGCGTTGTAGGCGGCCAGCGCGAGGGTCTGATCGCCACCGTAACGCTGCAGCATGGCCTGTAGGTACTCGCGGCCGACGCGGACATTCTCTTCCGGCGAGTTGTCGCGCGCCGGGGTGATGCCGAAACCGGGATCCCGCGCGGTGTGCGGCATCAACTGCATCAGGCCGCGCGCACCTGCGGCCGAGACCGCATTCGGGTTGCCGCCGGATTCCTGCTGGATCACCGCGCGGACGAGCTGGTCGAAATCGCCGCCGCCCGCTTGGTCGCCGGCATAGGGCGTCGGGACAGCTGGCGCACCGGTGTAGGCGCCGACGTCATCGTAGCTTCCGGCCTGCGGGTTCCAGACCTTTTGCACCACATTGTCGCCGGCATAGAACTCCTGCACCGACGGCGCAGCTTGGCGACGCTCCTCCTGCCGGCCGTAGTACTGCGCCAGCGGATCGACGTTGCCGGCGAACGCCTGCGCCGCCGGCAGGCGCGCGCCCTGGGAGTAGGCGTCGCTGCGGCGACCGGATGCATCGGCGTAGTACACGTTACCGGTGGCATCGCGCTGCGCCTGCACCCCGTAACCCAACCCCGCCATGCCCTGATTGGCCAGCGCCGTGCCGAGTTCGCCACCGAGCGCGCTGCCCAGGTTCAGCAGCTGTTGCCCCGCCTGGCGGCGCTGGCCGAGCACGGCGTCCGACAGGTACGGATTGGCCGCGACTTCGGCCGGGTCGACGTGGGCACCCACGTACTCGGCGATGTCGGCGTCGGACTGCGCGCCTCGGCGAGTGGCTTCGCTGCGCAGGCGCGCCAGCGTCTGGTCGGCGACGACCTTGTCGAGCTGGATGCCGGCCTCGCGGGCACCTCGGCGGGCCGTGTCGACACCGGCGCCAACGTACGCGTCATACGCCCGCGTGCGCGTGTCGGCGTCGATCGCATGGCCGAGGCGGTTGGCGCTGCTCTCGGCCAGTTGCTCCGGCATGCGGTAGTCGGCGAGCCAGTCGTCGCGGTGGCGCTGCTTCGCCCGGTAGCTCGACTCCAGCGCATCGTCACGCACCCGGTTGAAATCGCCGGCATAGGCGGCGATGCCCGAATAGCCAGCCATGAAAGAGCCCTCAGGCGATGGAGCTGCCGCCCGCAATCATGCGCTGCGTCGCGGCGCGGTTGATCGACAGACCCGGTGCGCCGACGTAGCCGCCGCCCATCGCTGACGACGAAGCACCGAAGCCCGTCGACATCGGCGCGCCGCCGGACGGCAGGAACGCACCGAGCAGGCCGCCGAAGCTGGACAGGATCGCGCCGTAATACTGGTTGCGCGCTTCCAGTTCGATGCTGGTGCCCTGCGCGATGCCCTGGGCGGCGCGGCCGAAGTCGTTGACCGCATCGGCCTTGATACCGCGGCCAATGTTGAACAACTGCAGCTTGCGGTTGAAGTACTTGTCGCGGCGGTTGTCCTGCCGCTCTTCGAGGAAGCGGCGGACCTTCTCCTTGGCGTCCGCCGTGGCGCGGGCTTCCTCGATCGCGATCTCGCGCTCACCCGCCAGCACCGCGCCCAGGCAATAGCGGTTGCGGCGACGCTGCAGCTGCTGGCGGGCGATCGTGAACTGCAGGCGCACGTCGGCGACCGCGCGGTTGGCCTGCGCCTCGATGTCCTCCGTGTACTCCGGGCGCTGACACACGGTGTCGACCGTGGTGTTTTCGCACGGCGCAAAGTGGACGCTGTAGCGACCGTACTCCTCGTCGGCAATCGTCTGCTGGCGGTCGGCGATGTCGTACTGCTTATCGGCCGCATCCTCCGCGGCGTCAAACGCCTTGTCAGCCAGGTACGTCTGCGCTGCCGCGTAGGCCGCCTGCGCGATCGCCCAGTCAGTTCGCCAACTCTCCTGCTCTTCCTGCCACGCGGTGACGTCCTGTTCGTGGCGGGCGCGCCAGGCGTCGTCGTTGGCCTTGGCCTGCGAAGCCCAGGTGTCGGCATTGGCCTGCTGGTTCAGCCACAGCTGGTTCTGCGCCGCATAGACGCCGTTCTCCAGGCTGGCCTGCATCGGCATCTGCAGGCCCTGCCAGTTGCTGATGACCACTGCCGAGCCCATAACGTCACCTAAGGTTTCAAGCTCATTACCGTCCCGGCCTTGGCAAAGCCGAGCTGGGACGTGGCCGCCGCCAAGGCAGCCTCGCTCTCGGAATTCATCAGGAAGAAGCGGACTTCTGAGGCGCCCTGCACCTTCGCCCACTCCACGAAAGCACGGATCAGTTCAGTGGCCACGTCGGCACCGCGGTGCTCGGGTGCCACGTACAGCAGGATGTCCTGCGCGAGGGTGCGGCTTTCCAACAGGAAGCTGGCCTGCGCGCCTCCAAGGAAACCCGCCGTCACACCGTCCACTTCCGCGACCGCGAAGAACAGCTGCGGGTTGGCGCCCGTTACGGCCGCCGTCATAGCGCTCAATGCGCGCAGCGTGTCCGGCCTGGCGTTGGCGTCCAGTTCGCGCGTCGCCGCCGGCAGCATCCCGATGGCGTCCTGCAGGTGGCGGTAGTTGCACTCACCTTGCGCGAAGACCCGCACCACCATCTCCCTTCAACCGTTCAGTTCGTGCGGCTCAATGAACCGCTCGACCTTGATTTGGTAAACAAGAAAGATCTCGCGACGAATACCACCGCGATCCTTAACCATGGGGTGACACAAATGATCACGTGTGGCGGGGTCACCCGGCGATAACGTGTAAGACCGGCCCTGCTTGTAGACCCAAACCCTGGCGACCTCATCGTCACCACGCTTCCCCTCTGCCACGCAGCACAACGTCCGTGCTTTCGACATCTCAGTACGCTCCTGATCGCAACCGCGGACACAGCCAGCCCCGCCGAGCGGGGCTGGCTGGCTTTCATTAGAACCGGTAGTTCACGCCGGTGTAGAAGAACCGACCAATGTTGTCGTACTGCGCACTGCCGAACCCGGTGCCGTACAGGTTGTACGGCGGATCCTTATCGAACAGATTGCGCACGCCCACATACAGGTTGAACCGATCCGTGAAGTCGTAGCCCAGACGCACGTCGGTGAACGTCATCGACGGCGTCTTGATCGGGTACTGCATATCTGGATCGGACGCATACTGCTCGTTGGTCACCAGAATCTGGCTGTCGACATAACGGGTGCGCCAACTGGCCTCCCAAGGCCCACGCGTGTAGGTGAGCGTCAGGATGCCCTTCCACTCCGGGTAGCCCAGCACACCACGATTGTCGACCGTCTCGTCGGGGAAGTTCTGGAAGGGATAGTCGGTGTACTCCTCCAGGTACGTGCCTTCCAGCTTCGTCATCAGGCTGCCGCCCCACAGGTTGGCGAACGTGTAGTCGATGCCGAAGTCGATGCCCCGCGCCTTGAGCTTGGAGATGTTCATCGGCAGCACCTCCAGACCGGTGATCGCGTAGCGGTCGGTCGTGGTGCCGGCGATGTCACGGGTGATGGCATCACAAAACTCGTTGCCAATGCCACCCGCGGCATCGACGCAGCGGTCCGCGAGCTGCTGACCAGAGACGCTGCTGATGGCGTCCTCGATGTCGATGTCCCAGTAGTCGACCGTAATGCCGAAGCCCGGCAGCGCGGCCGGCGTGAACACCGCGCCGAAGGTGAAGGTCCTGCTGGTCTCTTCGCTCAGATCCGGATTGCCGCCTTGCAGGCCCCGACGCGTGGAGGTGTCATTGGGCGTCCAGCCCACTGGAATGCCCAGCGCGCTGCAGTTGGCCTGTCGCAACGCCGGATCGGCGCCGCGGCCGATGTTGGCCGCCGAGCACGGATCGCTGATCGAGAAGAAGTTGACCGACTGCGGGTTGTACAGCTCACCGATATTGGGCGCGCGCACCGCATTGGAGTAGGTACTGCGCAGGCGCAACGTGTCGTTGAAGGCCCAGTCCAGCCCCGTCTTCCAGCTGAAGGTGCTGCCCACCGTGGTGTAGTCGGACGCACGACCGGCGATGTCCAGGTTGACGTTCTGGGCGAACGCCATGTCGGCCAGCAGCGGGACGTTGACCTCGGCAAAGAGTTCCTTGACCGAGTACTCGCCTTTCCGATTCGGGATGGCGTTGAGGAAGGTCAGACCGGCCTGCTGCCGCGAGTCGGTCACCTGCGAGCTGGTCTCCTTGCGGAACTCAACGCCCGAGGCGAAACCCACGGAACCGGCCGGCATCGCGAACAACTCCGCCTTGGACACGCTGGCCGACACCACCTGCTGGGTCAGGGTGGTCTGGCTCGGGGTCTGGGTCATGAACCAGCCCACGGCATCGGGCGACACCGCGCCTTCGCCGAAGATGCTGGTCGGGATGCAGCCTTCCAACAGGTTACCGCCGGTGTAGGGGTCGGTCGGCCCCACCTTGCCGTCACGGGTGGCCCGACAGACGATGTTGCCGCTGGCATCGAACACCCCATCGATGGAGGCATTGAACCGGTCGGTGATCAGGTTGTTGAGGTTGGTCCGGTCCTCCCTGGTGCGGCCGTAGTTGGCACTGGCCTCATAGGACCAGTCGGTACCGAACAGGCCTGAGAAGCCGGCCACGATGCGCCCGGTGTCGCGCGTGATGTCCTCGCCGCGGAAGCCCATGTCGGTGTTGTTCCGGTTGATGCGAATGCTGCTGAGCTTGCGCGCGTCCATGAACTGCGCCAGATCCTTGCTGAGGAAGGCGTTGTCACGGCGGATGGTGTAGGCGCCAAACGAGGGGCCGGACGTCGAGTACGCCTTGACCTTGTTCTGCACCCACTTGCTTTCAACGAAGAACTGGTGGTTTTCGTTGATATCGAAGCTGAAGTTCGCATTGACCGAGCCGGTGCTGTTCTTCGGCTGCATCTCGCCGTACTGGTTGGGGTCCAGGTCGTCGCAGTTCGAGCAACCGCTGCGCGTGGTGTCCACCAGGCCGTCAAAGCGCTGTGGTCGGAAGCTGCCATTGGGATCAAACACGTAGCGATCGCCAACCGTAGCGGTCTTGCCATCCAGATCGAACACGCCACCGGAGGTGTACGTGTAGCCGCTGGCGTCGTGGGTCAGGATCGTGCGGGTCTTGGTCGGATCGTTCGGGTCGGTGAGGTAACGCTGCGAATCGCGGCTGAAATGGCGGTCACGCAGGTAGAGCGGATCCTGGTTGGTGAAGCCCGCGGACAGGATGTACTGGCCGCGACCATCGGCGAGTTGGCCACCGCCGGTCGCGCTGATGGCGCGCTGGTTGAAGTTGCCCTCCTCGGAGTGGCCAATCTGTGCGTTGAGCGTGGTCCCCTCATACGATCTCTTGAGGATGAAGTTCACCACGCCGCTGACCGCGTCGGCACCGTAGATGGCCGAGGAGCCACCGGTGAGGATCTCCACACGCTCGATCATCGCGGCGGGAATCGTGTTGACGTCGACCGCCGAGGTGCCGGCCGAGCTGGCCACATGGCGGCGTCCGTTGACCAGCACGAGGGTGCGGTCATCGCCCAGGCCACGCAGGTCCAGCAGGTTCAGGCCGGCGGTGCCGATGAAGCGCGTGGAGTTGCCGAGCGAGAACGTGGTCGACAGCTGCGGCAGGGTATTGAGGACGTCGCCCAGCGTAATGGCGCCGGTCGCCTTGATGTCTTCGGCGGTCAGCGTGCCCACCGGGGCCGCCGACAGGTAGTCAACCCGGGGGATACGCGAACCGGTCACCGTGACCGTATCGAGTCGTTTGATATCGGCGTCTTCGCCCGCAGTGACTTCCTCGTTCTGGGCGTGCGCGATCGGCGCAGCGGCGGCCATGAGAATGGTGCAGATCGCGCTCGTCAATGTCCTTCTGTACATCCGTTGTTTCCCTCGTGCGTTTGTCTTGGCGAGCCATCAGCACGGCCGCCCATGCGAGGGCAGTCCGCGTTTTCGCCAAATCTGAAGTGATGATTCCCTGAGCCCGATTGAGTGATCTCAACCGAGTCCGCTATCACTCGCTCGCACGGGCAGGAATAGCAATACGAAAAGTCTCAAAGTTTCAGCACACACGGGAGAAATTGTCGTGGTTCGAAACTGATAGTTGCGACACCGCTGTCGAACAGGCGCTTCGGTACTCATGAATGCCAAAGCGCATTACCATCGACGACGAGAAACGTTCACCCGACGGCGCTGTTCGCCAGTCAAGTTCATCAGCCCCAAGGAAAGGATTGCCCGATGCGCGACGTCCAACGAACCACCTTCACCATGTATCCCTTGTGGATGGTATGGCTGGGCCGCTTCCTGCTGTATTTCGGGCTGGTCATGGCCCCCGCAGCCATCGCCTCGTGGTTGGGCGAACAGATTCCCTCGTCGCTGCAGCCGGCGGGAAAGGTGGCGGTCAACGTGGTTCTGCTGCCGTTGCTGTTCGCCGGTCTCTATTGGCTCCTCTGGCGCGCGGGCTCTCGCGCACAGAACTTCATCTGGCTGGTGGCATTCCTCTTCGGCCTGATGGCAGTCATGCAGACGCGGCAAGCGATGGCGACCGGCGACATCAGTCGCTGGGTCGGCGCGCTCCTTTGCACGGTATATACCGTGGGCTATGGCGCACTGGCGCTGTGGGGCTGGCGTCGCAACCGCCGCAATGAAGAGCACCATTACGCCGCTGCACGGCAGTCGCAGATCGACCTGCATGCCGAAGCCATCTTGCGCGCCGAGGAATTGAAGCGGGAACGCGGCGGCTAACCTGCCGCCCGCCTTCACGCGACCGCGTGACTGAGTTCGCGCACCCCCGTGGCGATTGCGATCTCGCGCACGGCCTGCGCCCCACTGACTTCCACGCTGAACTCGACGTTGCGACTGCTCGACGGCAACCGGAATGCCGCCGAATGCTTCACGCATCGATCCAGCGCGACGCGTCCATCGGTGATCCACTGGAACCGCATGCCGGCCGGCGCTGTCGACGGCCATGGGTAGCCGTCCAACGCGACCCGCGCCGCCGCGAAGTTGGCCTGACCCGCGGCATCGACCTGCTTGCTGCGCCACCGGTACGGCAAGAACTCCGCGGCAGCATCCCATTCGTGGACCACGTTACCGAACGCCAGGTACAGCTTGCCGTCGCGGGTCGTGTGCAGTGCATTGGTCGTGAGCGTCAGCGGCATCAGCTCGTTGTGTTCGATGCCGTCGTCGACGATGCCATCATGAATGTCGAACAGGAACGCCGCGGCACAGGTCGCCGCTATGTACTGGCCGTCGACGATGGCGCCAATCATTGTGTGCGGCAGCAGCGCCTGCCAATCGTCTTTTGCGTACCAGGGCCCGGTTATCAAGGCCATGCGTCGGCCGGACAGCTGCATCAAGCCCGACGGGGTGGCGTACACAGCGCCATCTGGCGCAGCCACAGCAGACTTTGGTGACTCAATCGGCGCGGACACTGGGAACCGGAACGCCTGCCGGCAGCACTTGCCGTCCACGCATTCTTCGGCGATCGCATAGGGATGGCCATCGGTCAGCGCATACAGGGCGCCATTGCTCCACACCAGCGCGCAGACCGTGTCGTCCAGCGCCAGCAGGTAGTCGACCGGCCATGCCTGCGGCTGGTACGGCTCAGAGAACCAAACCTGCCGCCCAACCGCGCCGGCCAGTACGCCGTCGGGCAGCTGCGTGATGCAATGCAGTCCACCCGGCGGCGGGGTGTAGGTGAGCGATACGTTCGCCTCTGCCAAGGCATCGCTGGCCATGGCGTCATCGAACGTCTGCGCGACCGGCGGCAGCTCGGCGACGAACAGGTACGAACTCGACGTAGGCGCTGCGGCCTGCGTGCCATCAACGAACCCTTCCGCCACCCGGTACAGCCGGACCGCGGCGATGTCCCAGTCGGTCGGTGGTGCCGGAATCGTCACCCGGGCGACCGCGCCCTCGTGCATGTCCAGCAACGGATCGCTGGTCAGCGACGGCGCGCCTTCCTCGCCAAAGGAATTGACGTAGGTGATGACGTAGATCCGGCTGCTGGTGGTCTGGATCGGCTTGCTGGCATCCAGCGCCATCGCGCTGGGCCGCTCCGGCACCGGCAGGCCGACACGCTGCCAGACCAGTTCGGTGCCGGCCTCAGCCTGCTCGGCCACCAATGGATAGTCGGCCACGCCGGTGACGTAGACCCGTTCGCAGGTCGGCAGCCACTCGGCCACATCCACACACGGATCGTCCCAAGTCAGCCAACGGCACCCGAACCGGTGCATCGTGCGCACGCAGACGTCCGGCGCGGTGTGGACCGGCAACGGCATCCGGAACGGAGCCAGCGCGCCGTGCCACAAGCGCACGTTCTCGGCCTCGCTCGCCATGTTCCCGCGCAGCAGGGATCGCGCATAACGCGGGGCCACGCCGCCGAAGTTGGCCAGGCGAATGACGGCCACCTAGAACCCCACCGTATCCACACCCAAGCCGGCGTAGTCGGAACGTTTGATCGCGATCTCGACCGCCCGCCGCGCAGTGGCACCTGCCTCCAGCGCGCCCCAGGCAAACTCCTGCCCGATGCCTTGCGCATAGATCCGCTCGCGCATGCACGAGAACGTCAGCCCGCCGCTCAACTCCCACACGCGGCAGCGCTCGTCGATGACCACGCCGCAGCAGCTGTCCGGCTCGACCTTGAACTCCGCACACTTCGGTGCGGGCGCCTCGCCGCGCAGCCACGGCAACAGCGCATTGCAGAACGGCTGACAGCCCGTGAGCGCCACCAGCCACACGCCATCATCGGCGCGCGTCACCCGGTACACCTTGCGCACACGACGCCGCACGCCACCCGACCACGAGCAACGATCCGACGCCAAGCGCTTTCCGTCCCAGGCAATGGTGGTCATGGCGTCTCCGGTGGACAGCAACCACCACCGCTGTAAACGATATTCGTACCGGATTGGATCGCTACGATCTGACCATCGCGCACGGTCACCGTAGCGTTGACGTAGGCACCGTCGACCAGCGGTGTGCTCACTGGTGCCGTCACAATGCACCCCGCGTCGTCCTGCGTGTACTGAAGATTGCCCGCGCGCCACGACGCACCGGCACAGGCAGGCACGTCCACGGTGACGTTGCAGTCGTTCGCCGTCACCGACACACGCGATGATCCGGCCTGCACGCCGCACACCGCCGGCTCGATGCCGCCAAGCCCCTGTTGGATGAAGTCGGCCAGGTTCTGCGGTGTCCACGCAAACGACACGCAGGTGCCCGCCGGCAAGGCAGTCGGCTGGGTGCCCTCCTCGCCGCGGTCGATCGCCACCGCCCCGTCGATCAGGCCGGTGGCCTTCACGACCTCGTGGGCGACGCCGTCGCCCAGCCACAGGCGGGTGTAATCGCCTTCGTTCGGCAGCGCCTCCGCCAGACGTGCAATGTCACCGGCGGATAACGGCAGGATGGTGTCATCGCGCGCCAGCTTCGACGCCAGCAGCGCCTTGTAGCCCACGGCTGGCTGGAACATGGTCAACAGCCTCGCGGCACGTCATAGGGCGGCACGTAGATCACCGGTACCGGCGGACAATCGCATGCCGTGCTGTCCGGCATGCAGCTGGTGCGCATCGCGCACGTGTCGTCCGGCCCTTCGCAGTCCGGGCCGTACTCGACGTTCGTTGTGCTTATCACCGCGCACGGCTCTTCCAGTTGCAGCAGCACCTCGCCGCACGGCGCGCACTGCGACCACAGCCGTGCGACGTAAAGCCCCGGCGCCAGGCAGCCGAGCGCGTCGCGCCACGCGAACACCAGTCGACCGTCGTCGTCGACCTCCAGCGGCGCCAGCGTGGTCACCACGTCGTCCTCGCCGGCACGGCATAGTTCCAGCGGGGCGTTGGCATCGGCCGCAACACCGCCGCACGCACCGTCACTCAGCGCGAACGACGTGCGTGCCACGGAGCGATCAAGGCGAACCACAGGGGAACGGCGCATGGGATGTCTCAGACGAAGGCCGGCGCGTGGGCAAATGCAGTGTCGCCCGCGTCACCCTTCAGCGCGGCGACCCGCGCCCGGTGGATGTGGTCGGCGAAGCTGCGGCTGCGCGTGGCGGCCAGCGCCTGCGAGCTGAACGCATAGCGCGACAACAGGTGCAGCCGCGCCAGCGCGCCGTCCTCGATCGCCTCCTGCCAGTCATCAAACAGCACGGCATCGACCTCGCAGGCGTCGCGCGCGGGGGCCGCGGCGAAACGAACCTCCAGCGCCTGCGGCCGGTCGATGTCCGGCGGCCCGGAGATGCGCAGCAACCCCTCATCGATGATGAAGCGCGCGCCACAGTGATCGAAGCAGCAGGTGTTGCGGGCGCCGCGGTAGCGGCACCCGTCGATACAGACGTCGTTGACCCGCACCACCGTCTCGCACGGCTCCGGCCAGACCGGATAGCTGCTGACGTTGCGCTGCAGGTCGATAAGCGCCGTGCGGCGCAGGAGGCTGCTGCGCTGGCAGAAATCGATGGCCGCCTGTCGGACGTAGGCGGTCGCCATGTCCTCCGGCGCATCCGGGCAGGCCCCCATCACGAACGGCAGGAACACGCTCAACTCAACCCTGGGAATTGGATTCATCGCTGCCGCCCGTGCTGCTGCGCTGCCGGTGGTAGCGGTCGTCCGCCCGCTGCGACAAGCCCAACATCTCGTAGAAGTGGCGCTGGTGCGTCGCCGACTGCGCCGTGTCGTTGGCGCTGTCCTGGTCCTTGGAGAACGCCCGGTACAGCATCCACTCGATCACCGCGTTGTGGAACCGGCGATCGATCGGCACCTCATCCCGCAGACCGAACGCGTCCGGCACGCGCGCCAGCGACACGACGATCTGCACGGGTTTGCCAGACGGTACGGGCGGGTCGACGATGAATGCGCGTGGGTCGTTCGGGTCGAACTGGAAGGCGCTGACGACGTACTCGCCGCTGACGCGCGGGCACGCCAATGGCGCGAACCACGTGCGCGCCACCTGCGCCGCCTTGATGTCGGTGGGCGCGGGCTGGCCCTGGACACGGCCGTACCGGTCCAGCGTGCCCTCGATCCGAAAAAACGCGTCGCCCCTTCCGGCAAGGTCTGGCGGGCACCGGGCTGCAACGGGATCGTCTCGGATTGCGTGAACACGTCAGGGCGCAGCAACGCGATCTGCACCACCGCGTCGTTGGCGTACTCCAGCAGCTCCGGCTGCGACCAGCGCGTGTACTCGTAGCCCGGCTCGTAGTCGTTGAGCAGCTGCGCGGCCTCGGCCGCGAGATCGGCCGCGGTCATCGCGGCACCTTACGCACGCGCCGTGACGTCGCTGCGGTCGTGTCGTCTTCGGCGGGCTCGGGCGCGGCGACCCACGTGGACGGTTCGGCGACGCAGTCGACCGTGTCGTCCGATGCGGACTCGGTGGATGGCTCCGTCAGCGTGCCCTGCAGGATCGCCAGCTGCGCCTCCAGCGCGGCCACCCGCTCGCGTTCGTCCGCCAGCTGCGCTTCGGTTTCGACCAGGCGCGCGGCCGTGTCGGGCTCACTGACCACCACGCCCGTCAGGGGTGCGGTGTCGGCGCCACGGTCCTCGCGCAGGCCCGACAGTACGGTCTCAGCGCCGGTACCGACGCCGGCATCGGTGACGATGTTGCCCACCTGCTCCTGCGGGTTACCGGCCGGGGTGAAGGTACGCGTGTCGGTGTCGTACCAGCCCGGCACCAATCCCGGCTGGAACGCCAGCGCGGCGTGCGCCGGATACAGGATGCCGTGCGCATCCTGGTAGACGAACTGCTTGGCCATGACAGGCCCTCACGGTTGGCCGGCGCCATCGGCCGGCGGCGTTGTCCACAGCGGGCACAGGGAGGTGCCCGCTCAATTGCCCAACTGGGGCACCAGCACCATCGGCGAGACCCAGAACCGCAACGCGGACGCCCCGTTGGCCGGGAACGAGGTGAACTCAGCCACCAGGAAGTCGCTGACCTTGAACCACAGCGGCGTGAGCATCTTCGCGTCCGAGTTCACTGTGGCGGCGTTGACGTTGCTCACCAGTGTCTGCCCGCCGGTCAGCAGTTTCAGGTCGAACGTCACCCCCGCCTCGGGTTCTTCCACGCCCCAGGCGACGCCGAGCAGCAGGGCCTGCGCCGGCAGGGCCGACAGCGTGACCAGGTCGTTCGCCTGCAGCGGATGGCCGCCTGCGGCCGCACGTTCCAGGTACTGCTGCAGGCCGGCCTGCCGGCGCCCGTCCTTCTGGCTGAAATCCAGCAGCCGGGTGATGCCGAACGCGATCGGCTCCTTGTGCGCGGCCGGGTGCAGGCGTTCGATCGGTGCGGGCGTGGCAGCCGGGTACAGCGCCTGGTCGGCGTTGCGCGTACCGGCGCCGCCGTGGTGCAGGTAGTGGAGGGTCATGACGGCATCCTCAGAAAGTGGCGTACAGCGCAGCCAGCGCATCGCGCAGGAACGGCTTGTGCCCGTACACCCACAGGCCGCGGTAGAACTTGCCGAAGGACTTCTCCATCGACACGATCTCGTGGTCTTCCAGCTGCTGCGCGAACCCGGTCGCCTTCTTGTTGCCGGCTACGATCCAGTACGCGGTCTTGCTGGTGGCCAGGTCGATGACCTTGGGCACCTGGTCGGTGAAGTAGACGTCGAACCCCATCAGCTGCATCGGGAACTTGCCGTTCAAAATGGGACTCTGCGACATGCCGGTCAGGTACGCGGCCTTAAGGTCCGAGCCCATCAGCGCGTTGCGCGAGACGTTGGGCAGCACCACGAACATCTGCCCGTCTTCCCAGCGGCAGGCCTCGCGCAGGACCACGTCAAGACGGGTCAGTACTTCGATCACGTTGGCGGCGGTGATCGGGATCGGATTGCCAATCTCGCCCAGGTCCTGACTGTGGCTCTCCTTGCCCGCGCCCATGCCTTTGTTGGTCGGCGCCGTTTCCAGCGCCATGCGCATCAGGACTTCCGGATCCAGCAGCCGCTTCATGTTGTAGTCGGCGCGGCGCAGGAACGAGTCGACCCACTTGTCGATGAAGCAGATCTGCTTCTCGTCGATGCGGTCGAGCTTGACGTTGTAGTACTTGGCGCGGTCGACCACCATCGTGACCGACTCGCTCTCCAGCTCCTGCGGATCGAGGACCTGGTTCTTCTGGTACTCGTGGATCGCCACTTCCGGTTCGATGAAGTAGGTGATCTGGTCGCCGCACTTGGTCAGGTCGCCGGCATAGTCGGTGTCGGTGATGTCGCCTGCCACGAAGCTGCAGTAGCCCCGTGCGATCAGGCGATCGCCGAACTGCGGGGTGATCAGGGCGTCGGCGTACTGGGTGTAGCCGGCGGAGGCGGTGATGGCCATGGGTTACTCCTACTGCGTGCTGACGCGACCGGCACGGCGCGCCGCATCGAAGTCGTGCTCGAACTGCATAAAGTCCTGCTTGCTCAGGCGCCCGGCGCGCATGTCCTCGAGGTGGGCGCGGTAGTCGCTGTCCTTGAACTGCGGCCGGGGCGCGCGCGGCGGGTTGGCACTCGCGCGGGCTGGCGTGGCGAACTGGCCGAGACCGGCGTCTGCGGGCGGTGTGGCGCCGTTGCCGTCGTGTGCTCCACCGTTGCCCGCGTGGGCTGTGTCGTGGCCGTTGGGCTTGCCACCGCCTGCGTCGCGCGCGTGCGCGAAGGCGTCGAAGATCGACAGCACGCGGTCGAGATCGCGGGCTTCGTGCGCTTCGGCCAGCGCACTGGCCATGGTGTGCGCCGTGTATGGCACCGGGCGTTCCAGAAACGCCGCCCATTCCGGATCGTTGCGGATGGCGTCGAACTCCGCGACGCGGCCACGCACGCTGCTGACGAACAGCGCTTCGGCGGTCTGCCCCACGCGCGTGTCGACGGCGCCGGCCTGCGTGCGCAGCTGTTCCAGCTCGCGCTGCAGCGGTTCCGTGGCGCGTGCGACCAGTTTCTGTGCGATCGGCGCGAAGTCACCGAACAGGGTCTGCTCTTCGGCGCTCAGTTCGGTCGGATCGGGCGCGTCGGCCGAAGGCGCGGTGGTGGGCTTCGCTGCCGCGCGGGCGGTCGCCAGCTCCTCACGCGTCTGCATCAACAGATCGGTCAGCGTCGACGCACCGCGCGCCTGCTCCTTCAGCTCGGTGATCTGCGCCTCCAGCCGGCCGATCTGGGCCTTGTAGCGGCCTTCCATGCGCGCATACGCCGGATCCTTCTTCGGTGCACTGGCAGGTGGCGCGGCCCCGTCGGACGCATCCGCGTCAGCCGCCTCCGCGGCCGCATCGCCTTCGTCGGGTGTTTCGTCGCCCGCAGGTACATCGGCCTCGTCGTCGTGCCCGTCTTCATTAGCGCTGTCGTCCGTGGCCGCCGCGGCCGCGGCCGCGTTCAGATCGTTGGGATCGGCCGGCAACGGCGATCCGTCGGTGCCGTTGAAGCGGCTCTGCAGGTGTCGGGGAAGCGGCATAGAGCCTCCAGCGCGCCCGGCACGCGGGCACGACGAAGCGCGGGTCGGCGAAGGCCGATCCGGGCGGTGACGGTGGGATCAGGCGCGCTTACCGGCGCGGGGTCAGGTACTCGATCAGGTCGGCCAGCGTGCGGATCTCGCCCTGCACGCGGCGCACATGGATCAGGTCATCGGCTCGCGCGCAGTCGTGCTGCGCACGCGTCAGGTTCTGTTGCAGCCAGCCCAGCATCAGGTGCCAGGGCACACCCAGCCGCTGCAGGTTCGCGATGGCCTCGCGCTGCTGGGCGTCGGGTGCTTTCACGTCAACCGCCGTTGCAGGCGCAGGTGCGCACCTTCGGGCCCACGCGCGGGCCGACGCCGGCACGGGGCGTGGCCTGCATACGTTTCGCGGCGGGGTTCTTGACGACTTTGGGCACGACCTTCGGCCGCGGTCGGGACACGGAAGGCTTCTTCATCGCTGCGACTCCAGTTTCGTCACCTGCGCGGACAGTTCCTGCACCGCGCGCACCAGGCGGTAGAACACGCCGCGGTCGTTCACGCCCAGGTAGCCGTTGGACAGGGTCTCGACGTGCTCGGGACCGATGCGCTGCAGTTCCTGTGCCAGCACGTCGACGCTGGGCACGTAACGGGCCTCGGGCTGGCCGACTTCCTCGGGGGTGGTCTTCTCACACGTCACCACGCGCAAGGCGTTGATGAAGTCGAGAGCGCTGGAGAGCGGGTGGATGTTGCGCTTCAGCCGCGCATCCGACGGCGTGATCGTGCCGGTCGCCACGATCTTGCCTTTCAGGTAGATGCCGTCATCGGCCGTGGAGTATCGCAGCAGGTTCTGGCTGGACACCGCTTCCGTGCTGAGCGTGAAGCTGATGCCCTGCGCCGTGGTCTTTCCGCGCACGTTGGCGGTAATCCCGCGCACGAACGAAGAGGCCAGCGAGTCGATGTCCAGGCGGATGCCGGTGAAGTTCGCGTCGTTCGTCGGCGCCCACACCGACAGGTTGAGAAGGTCCACCACGCCCGAGCCGGGCGCCGCCGAGGCACCCACGATGTTCAGCGCGGTCAGACCGCCACCGCCCTGATTGGTCGCCGTCAGCGTGGCCGTGGTGCCACCGCTCCCGGCGGAGGGTTTGATGCCCACGTTGAGCCGGTAGTCCTGGCCGGTGCCCAAGGCGTTGCGCAGACTCGACGGCGAGACGTACTTGTCGCTCACCGTGCCGGCGATGACCTCCGTGTTGGTTGCTGCGGCGACACTGCTCTGCGTAACCTTCAGGCCGCCATCGCTGCCCAGCGCGAGGGTATTACCCGAGTCTGCCGAGCGCTGCACCGCGTTGCCAGCAATGACATCACCCGCACCGAGTTCGTCGTGCAGGCCGTCCAGCGATACCACGGGCTTGCGCGTGGCCATCGTCTAGCCCTCAGTTCCAGTACGGCAGTTTCTTGCCGTTGAGCGTCATCCAGCCGTTGGGCTGGCCCAGCACCTGCTGGCGACCGCCGACAATGTTGGTCGGAAGGTCAGTGCCCTGCGTCACGGCTGGGGCTGCGGCCTCCGGGGTGGTCAGTTTCAACGGCGTGGCGACCGTGCCGTCACCGCTCAGGCTGGTGGTCGTGTCCACCACGATCGGCACCAGATCGCTCAGGTCGACCGTGTACTCCTCGCCGCCTTCCGACATCACGAAGGTCATCGTGTGCGTGACCGGGTCGTAGTTCACGACCTGCAGGAACTGGTCCTCGGGGATACTGCCAACCGCTGTGGTGATCGCATCGTTCATTTCCTGGCACGTGGGCACCGACGCGCCCGCGTTGTGCGCCAGGCCCGCACAGGTCTTGAATGCGGCCGCGATCGCCGCGGCTGCGACCAGCAGGCCGCCGTCGCCGCCGACAGTGACCGCATTGCCGGCATCGCCTGCGAGCTTGATGGCACTGCCCGGCAGCGTGTCACCACCGGACAAAGCCGAGTGGAACTCGCCGTTCAACACAATCGGGGTCTTGTCGGCCATGGGGCACCTCGGGCTACTTGGCGATGGACAGCGTGTTGATCAGGCCGCGTATGTAGAGCGTCACCGGCCCGTTGAGCAGATTGCGCAGCGCGATCTGCGGCTTCAGCGTCAGCTGGGTTTTGCCCGCCTGCAGGCGCACGACGTAGAAGGACGTGCCGTTGGCATTGGTGAACTGGCCGACGGTGCCAATGCCACCGATCGGGATCGCATTGCTCGTGTTGTTGCCCAGCACGTTGGTCACGGTAGAAATCTCGGCGTAGTCGAACTGGATCCACTGCGTGACCACGCCCACGTACATCGAGCCAGTACCGCAGTACACGACGGTCTGGTGGGCGAACGTCACCTCACCGCCATCGGGCAATCCCGTCAGCACGATCGGCGTCGCGTCGTACACGTAATCGGCCGGGCCGCTGACGCCGGCCGGTGACGCGCTGTAGGCGAACTTCTTCGCGGCCGCCGGCAAGGCACCGCCTACAAACAGGCCACCGTCGCCACCGAGGGCCAGGCTGTTGCCCGCATCGGTCGAGCGCTGAATCGCCGCGCCCGGCAACTGATCGCCAGCAGGCAACGGACGGTGCACGTCCGGCCCCAACACGATCGGGGTCTGCGTGGCCATCTCAGCTCCAGTACGGCGCCTTGCGCCCGCTGCCCAGGTCCACCCAGCCGGCCGGCGCACCCAGCAGCGCGCTGCGGTCGCCGAACACGCGCGTGGGCAAGGCGTCCCCGGCATTGGTCGCCGGTGGCATGGTTGTCGTGGCGGACAGCGCGACGTACAGGCCATCAGGTTCCAGCGTTAGCGCGTTGCCCGACTGCGCCGACAGTTGCGCCCGCACCGGGTCCGTCAACGTGCCGGTGCCGACCACCCCGTCGTCGCTGACCACGCCGGCCAGCGCCGACAGATCGGCCGTCACGACCGAGCCGTCGGACGACGTGATCGTCAGCGTCTGCGTGATCGGGTTGTACGAGACCCCGGTGATCTTGACCGAGGCATCTGCCGCGGCTTCGGCGATGCAGGCGTTCATCGCCTCGCACAGGGAGTTCGCCAGCAGCGTCAGCGCGGTGTCCTTGGCGACGATGCGGTCGACCACCTGCAGCGCATTGACCTGCGGGTTCGGATACGCGCCTTCGAGGTCACCACCGGCTGGGCCGCACGGCGGCAAACAGGTCGGGGACTCGTCGCAGCAACCGCCCATGGTCAGGCTCTCCAGCAGGAACTCATGCGTCATCGAGGCACGGAAATAGCGCACGTACGGCACGCCCGGCACCGCGCCGTCGAGCACGAAGCGGTACCGCCCCGGCGTGCCGATCGCGATCTGGTTGCAGCGCCGCGTCAGGGACACCTGTTGCCCACGGCGCAGGTACGGGCTGACGTGCTCGCCCACACCGACCCCGTCGACCAGCTCGACCCGCACGCACTCGCCGGAGCCGAGATGGTGAGCGCGCACGATGATCGGCTCGTCGTCGACCTGGACGACGTTCGACACCTCGTCCGTGCTCGACGGGCCAAACAGCTCGTTGCCTTCATCCGTGGCGGTAAACCCCGTGGCCGTCGTGCGCGGCGTCGTGCCCGCTTTCAGGGACATGGCGTCACCTCACCAGTAGCGCAGGTACGCCGTCAGCCATTCGTGCGACATCGTCGCGGTGTGGTACCGGACCACCGCCAGCCCCACCGGCGGCGGCGCCCCGTCGTCGCGGTGTAGGACGAAGCGGTAGCGGCCCGGGATCGCGATCGGCAGGACGTTGCGATAGTTGGTCAGGCACGCCTGCATGCCGTTGGGGCAGAACGGCGCGAAGTAGCGGCCGGCGCCCTCGCCGTCGACCATCTCCACCAGCACTACGTCGCCGTCGACCAGATTGAACGCACGCACCACAATCGGATCGTCGTCGATGGTGACGGCGTGCGAGACGTTGCTGTCGCTGGTCGGCCCGAACAGGGTGTTGGCGGGCTCGCTCTCGCCGGGCTGCCACGGACCGGACCGACCGACCTTGCTCTGCAGGGCCATCACGCGCTCCCAAACCCCGGCCGCAACTCGGCGGCAATGGCGGCGTTGAGTCGCCGCTGCAAACTCCACTGCGCCTCGTCCTTCATCGGCACCACCAGGATCGGGTTGTGCCAGTACAAGGAGCGCCGGCCGTGCGGGCCAATGCCGCGGTCGTCATAGGTCAGGAAGCGCTGGCCGAACACGACCACGGCGTGGTCGTCGGCCGTGACGCTCTTGACCCGGCCATCGCCGTGCAACAGGTCATACACGGCATCGCCCGGACCCACGTCGTACCCATCGAGCTTCATATCAGCCTCAGATCTGGCTCTCGCCCATTGCCTGCTGCGCCGCGGCCTGACGCCCATCCAATGGCGGTGGCGGCGTGCCAGGTTCCGTGGACGGCGGTACCTGCCCACCACCGGCACCAAACGCACCGACGATCTCCTGCTCCACCGCCGGGTCCGGGAAGAACTGACCGACGTCGAACCCCTGCTGGCGCAGCCACTCGCGCAGGATCACGCGCGCGCCCTGCCGCGGGATGTCGCCGGACTCCACGAACGGTCGGATCACCTGCAGCGTCTCGATGCTGCGGGCCTGCGCCTGCTCCTTCTGCAGCAGGCCTTCGGCGCCCTTCGCCACGACCTGCGCGTCGGCTTTGAGGCTGTCGTCCGGGTCGTAGAGCATGTTGAACGTCCAGTACTGCGTGATCGTCGGCTCGATGCCATCCCGGTCCATATTCATGATTACGTTCTTGATGCCCTTGAGCGCGTTGCCGTACAGCAGCGACAACCCGCCCATGGTCGAACCGCCACTGCTGCCGGTGGACGTGTTGCCGTAGGTGTAGGCCGGAACGCCGCTGAAATCGTCGGCCAGCGCCATGAACCGATCGAACACGCGCATCAGCTCGCTGGCCAAGGATGGGGCGACCACGTAGCGGATCGCCGGGCCATTGCCGCTGTTCGACGGGCGCGTATAGAACACCCGCCACGGCGACAGCTCTTCGGGCTTGTCCTCCGCCTCGTCCAGGCGGTCGACGTCGATCTCGACCACCGGCCCGGACGCGTAGGCCATGTTGCGCAGCAGGGCGCGCGCGGCGGAGTTGGCACTGCGCTGGATGTCGCGGATCAGTTGCGGGATGCCCTCGCCCCAGAACTGGCCGGGCAGCTTGTTGAAGCTTGTGACACGGTACGGACGGCGGCCGAGGGGGTCGGGATTGAGCAACGCCCGGATCACCGTGTCGCCGATCAGCCAGGCGTTGCACTCGACCTGGGCCTCCGGGTCATCGGTGGCGATGCCCCACTCGCGCAGCACACTGCCCTGCACGCGGCCCCAGAAGTCGATGACGTCCAGGGTCTCGCCCGCGCCCCAGCTGTCGGTCTTCTCGCTGCGGGCGCGTTCGTCGTTGTCGTTGAGCCAGTCGCGGTAGCCGTGCTCGTACTCGCTGATGACCAGCCGGATCGCCTGCTCGTCGAAGTGCGGCAAGCCGATGCAGTCGTACAGCTGCGCCTTGGTCAGGCGCATCACCTCGATCAGCGAATTCGCGTCCTGTGGTGTGGTGGCTTCCGGCGAGGGGTACAGGTCCAGCGGACTAACCCGCTCGCACACCAGCGCCGCCTCGTTGGTCGGCACCAGGGTGTTGCCGTCCCATTTGAGGTGGCGGCGGTGGCGCACCACCGGGCCCTTCAGCACACCACCGGGATAGGTGATGATGTCCGACTGCCATTGCTCGAAGATGCCCTTCCAGCCGCCCTGCGTCATCTGGTCGTTGATCTTCTGCGTCATCCGGTCGCAGGCTTCGCTGGCAATGCGCTGCTGCTCGCGCAGCGCAGTCTGCTTCAACTCCTTGACCCGACGCTCGATCTGGATGCGGTCGACATAGCCGCGTGCCATCACCTCGCGCTGGACGAGTTCGGCGACCTGCAGGTTCAGATCGGCCGACAGCTCCGGCAGCGGCGTCGCCTGGATCGTCCACGGCTGATCGGCCGCGTTGACCAGCACGTCCTTGATCCACGACTCCGCGGCGCGGCACTTCAACCCGGTGAGGTTGATAAAGACGTCGATCGCACCGACCTTGGCCGCGTCGTCGGCGTCGTACTCGCCGTTGCGCTGGCGCGTGCACTCCAGCATCGCCTCGTGCACGCCGGTGTCGACCTTATGGTCGTGGTTGGCCTGCCAGCACTCTCGGATGTGCTGAGCCAGCTCGCTGATGGGCTTCGTGCGCTGCCGCTCCTTCTCGGCACGGAAGCGCGCACCGGGCGGTGGCAATGCCGCCACCACCGTTACCGTGTCTGGCAAGGCGGGCAGCGCCACGGTGGACTCCTCAAACGATCAGCACATCGGGCGAATGCCGCGCCGACCGCTCGGCTCGCGGCCAACGCACCGGCAGGTCCTTGATCCCGGACAGCGCGTCGAAGAAGTCGTCGTGGCGCCCGGCCGGGAACGCCAGGTATTCCTCGTCCACGAACTGCGCGACCAGCTCGCGCACCGAGCCCTCCGTGTCGGTCTTCCACAGCGTGTCCGGCAGCCACCAGCGGCTGGCCTCGAAATCCGGCGCCAGGCGCTCGATGCGCGCTTCCTTGGCACCCACCTCCGCCAGCGGTTGCACGGTGAAACGGTAGTTCTCCCGCGACTGCGCCTCGGTCATGTAGTCGAGGTCAGCTTCGGCGCCGATTTTCTTGTAGCCCGTGATGAGGGGTTTCCACTGCCGGTGCAGCGCGATCAGCGTCTCGGCGCGCTGCTTCAGGTTGAGGCGGTCGTAGACCGCGTCGATCAGGTAGTGGTTGCCGTCCACATGCAGGCCGACCACCACCATGGCGGTGAAGTCGCTGGTCTTCTTCTGCGTACGCGCCGGGTCGACGATCACGTACCGGTTCATCGCCCACACCGCACGCATGACGTCCTTGCGGTCGTAGTGACGCAGCCAGTCCTTGCGGAACACGCCGCCGCCCGGCGGCGACGGCCGGCCCTGGTACAGCGCCGTCCACTCGCGCGAGCCGACCGCGACCCGGATCTTGTCCAACGCGGCGACGCCGAACCGCTCCGGCACCAGTGCCGCACCGGGCGCGCGCCCAAGCGCGTCGTTGTCCTCGGCGAGCGCCGGCAAGTGGATCACCGTCCAGTCCTCTTGGGCGTGCTCGTGTTGCAACCAGCCCGCCAAATCGTCCTGGTGCCAGCGCGTGTGCATCACCACCAGTAGCGAGTCGGCCGACAGGCGTGGATACACCACCGCGCGGTACCAGTCCTGCACGTGCCGGCGGAATGCATCCGAATCGGCCTCGGCGCGCGATTTGAACGGGTCGTCGATGATGAATACTTTGGCCGGAAAGCCGGTGCCGCCGCCGCGGATGGTCACGCCCAGGTACTGACCGCCGGCCGTCGTGCGGAAGTCCGTCTTGGCCGTGCTGGCGCCGTCCAGCGCGCAGTCGGGAAACACCGCGCGGTGCACCGCGCCTGTCACGTAGTGGCGTACCGCGCCGCCGTTGAGATCGACCAGATCGTCGCCGTAGCTGGCAGCGATGATCGGCCAGTGCGGAAATCGGCCGAGGATCCACGCCGGCAACAGGCGCGAGATCAGCAGCGATTTGCCGTGCTGCGGCGGGGCTTCCACGATGATGCGCCCCCGCCCCTCGCCCACCGCCCGCTCCAACACGCCCGCGAGGAAGCGGTGGAAGGCGTTGGGCCGATAGCTCCATTCCACCAGCAACCCGTAGAACACGAGGCTACGGCGTGCGACCGCCCCCGCTTCCCGTGCGTGCGGCTCAGTCTTCGAAGACATAGCCTCTCTGGATCAGCATCTCTCTGCCGATCCGCTCGAACACCTCGTCCGGAACCAGATCGGCCAGGTCCATCGCGGCCACTGCGCCGCTGTGCTGGACAGTCAGCGCTTCGGTCGGGCGCCACCCGGCGCGGCACTGCAACCAGAACTTCGCCGCCGTGACGGCGGGCGCGCCCTTGCCCTTGGTCGCATGGGCGAACAGGCTTTGCGCGACCGCGGTGTTGGCCGTATCCGCGCCGAGCCGGATTTCCTGCCGGAACACGCGCCGCAAGGTCTTGCGATCGATGGGTTTGCCGGTCTCCGGATTGATGATGCGCTCGCACAGGTGCAGTTGCGGCATGCCGCACGCCACGGCCAGCTCCACCTGCATCTTCTGCGCCGATGTCGGTTCAAACCGGGCGCGCGCCATAGCGAAGTTCCTGCGAAACACCGGTGTTGGGCCGGAGGGGAAATTGGGGCCCTTCGACCTGTCCGTGTCCTGTCTGGCGGCGCCATTCGGCAAGCATCGCGCTAGCCATTCCCTGCGACTCTCGCGTTCATGTGCCTCCATCCCAACCCGGAGTCACCATGAAGTTCGCGCTGGATTCGATCGCCAACCTGTACCTGAACATCGTCACCCTGGAGTCGCGGGGCAACCGCAACCAGGACTTCCACGAACTCAGCATCGAGTCGCTGCGTGAGGTGCTCAGCGCGGCGTACTACGCCGGCTACAGCGCCGCCGTTCGCGCGCAGCGCGGCGCCGAGAGCGAGGTGCTGCCGACCGAGGTCCACACCGTCCTGGCCGAGCGATGGCTGCACACGGGCGCAGCCGAGCCCGCCGATGGCCCCGATGCGGAAACGTTTGTCACCGCGCCCATTCCCGAAATCGCACTGCTGCGTAACCCGTGGCGCGAGGACGAAGCGGCCGACCTGCTGATTCCACTGGCCCTCATATAGCGCTGCTTGGAACCGCGCAAATCGCCCGCAGAGTGAAGCTGTCTGTTCGTTGTCTGGTGAGGCAAACGGGCACCGAATCGACTTGGCTTCACCGCGAATCGAAGCGTTCATGTGCCCACACCAACGCGGCCAACGGAGGCCCACATGAGCCAGCACCACGACCACCTGAAGGACTACCTCAGCGGCATCAAGCGCGTGCGCCCCAGCGAGCTGGAACAGCTCAGCCGCTTCCCAAACTGGCGCGAACTGGCGCAGCGCGAACTGGAGCGTCGTGTCACCGACCTGATGCGGATGTTTGGTGACGGCCTGATCGAGGCCATCGCCCGCGGCGAAGTCGACGTCAACGCCACCATCGCCGAAGTGCTAGCCGCCAAGTGATCTCGCAGCGCCCCGCGTGAAGCGGGGGGCGCCTCTCAGGAGCATCCCATGAACGACGTTGCGCTGACCGACACCCAACTGGCCGTGCTGATCGCGGCCGCCACACAAACCCAAGGACGGCTCGAACGCTTCCCTTCCAACGTGAACGGCGGTGCCCGCGCCAAAGTGGTGCGCGCCCTGTTGTTGGCCGATCTCGTCGTCGCCGACGGCGCTCACCACTGGCTGACCGATGCAGGCTACGCCGCCGTCGGGCTGGATCCGCCGTCCGCACCAGCCGCTTCGGAACCGGTCGACCCGGACGACGCCGTCGAGGAGGATCCGCCTGTCTCCACCACGCCCGCACCGCGCACCCGGGACAACAGCAAACAGGCGCAGATCCGGGCGCTGCTGGAACGCCCGGAGGGCGCCACGTTGGCGCAGATCTGCGAGGCGACTGGATGGCAAAAGCACACCGTGCGCGGCACCTTCGCCGGGGTGTTCAAGAAGAAGCTGCGGCTGAACCTCGTGTCCGAGAAGGTGCAAGGCGAGCGCGTGTACCGCATCGCTGCTGCGCCGCAACGGGCCACTCGTGATTGAGGAACACGCTCAATGAATCGACTTGGCTTCGGTGCGAAGTGAAGCGTTCATGTCGCCACACCCACCACGGAGCCACACCATGAACAACCCGCGCATCGTGAACGTCCATTTCGCCCGCAAGTCGGTCAACCTCGAAGCGGCCCTGCTCGACCACGACCGCAACATCGAGGCTGCCTGGATCGAAGCCAGGCAGCCGATGACGACCGCCGAGTACGACGCCTTCACCGCGTGTTTCCTCGCCGACCATGCCTGGCTGGCCGATCGCGGCGGGCTCAGCCCGAGCGGCCGCACGCGGGTGGTTGAAGTGAGCGCACCGAACCGCCAGACGCTCTACGTCAACCCGGAAGGCTACGGCTACGCTCGCTACGTGGGCATCGCCGCCGAGTGAGACACCGGGGCCGCCGCCAATGCGGCGGCCTCGAAGGAGGCGCCGTCCAACCGGCGCGTCGCAGGCTGGCCAGCGTAGGCCTGCCAGCGGCGCACGATGACATCAACGTACTTCGGCTCCAGCTCCATCAGCCGCGCCCGCCGACCGGTCTTCTCGCAGGCAATCAGCGTCGAGCCAGAACCCGCGAACGGATCCAGCACGATCGCCTGCGGTGGCGCGCTGTTGGCGATCGCGCGCTCGACCAACGCCACCGGCTTCATCGTCGGGTGCAGCGGATTGCGCAGCGGCTTGTCGACGAACCAAACGTCGCCTTGGTCGCGGGCGCCGCACCAGAAGCGGTCCGCGCCTTCACGCCATCCGTACAGGATAGGCTCGTATTGGCGTTGGTAGTCCGAGCGACCCAGCGTGAAGGTGTGCTTGGCCCAGACGATGAAGGTGGACCAATGGCCGCCCGCAGCACGGAACGCGCGCTGCAGCGTGTCCAACTCCGACGACGACATCGCGATATAGATCGCGCCGTCGGTGAACGACAGCATCTGCATGCATGCGGCCAGCAGTAGGTCGTGGAACGCAGCTGCGCCGAGGGCATCGTTGCGGATCGGCCGGTGCTTGCCGCGCTGCTTGTCCTTGGCGCTGTTGGCGTAGTCGACGTTGTAGGGCGGATCGGTGAAGACCATCGCGGCCCGCTCGTCGCCGATCAGCGTGGTGTAGTCCGCCGGATCGGTCGCATCGCCGCACAGCACCAGATGCGGACCGCATTGCCAGACGTCACCACATCGGGTGATCGGTTCATCCGGCAAGGCCGGCGCGTCGTCCTCGTCGATCAGGCCGATCATGTCGACCGCCTGCGACAGCAGGGCCGCGATCTCGGCCCCGCTGAATCCGGTCAACGCCAGGTCAACCTCGTGCGCCTGCAAGTCCTGCAGTTCCAACCGTAATGCGTTGTCGTCCCAGGTCGCCCAGGTCGCCGAGCGATTGGCCAGCAGGCGGAACGCCTGGACCTGCGCGTCGCTCAGATCGTCGGCCAGCACCACCGGCACCTCGGCCAGGCCGAGCCGGCGCGCCGCCTTAAGGCGTAGGTGACCGTCGACCAGCTCACCGTTGCCGCGCACGACCAGCGGCGCGCGAAATCCGTACTCGCGGATCACGTCGGCCATGCGCTCGACAGCGTGGTCGTGATTGCGCGGATTGCGCGCGTAGGCGATCAACCGCTCGATCGGCCAGTGCTCGAGCTGCAACGCCATCGCCCGCCTCGATCAGTCCAGCAGCCACCACACCGCGACACCAAGTAGCGTCGCCGTCCCGGCACCGAGCGCGGCCCCGCGCCAGAACAGGCAGGCGGCGCAGTCCACGTGGAGCCGTTCGGGAATGCCGTACACCACGGCATCGAACAAGCGCTTCATCGCGGTCGCGTCGGTGGGCGGACCGGCATCGGCCGCGGCTTGGGCGGCGACGGCGGCTTCGGCCGAGAAGGGTGGACCTTGCGACAACGCGAACAGGGCATCAGACGCCTCCGACGGTCGGATTCGGCAACGACTTCCCGGAATTGGCGATTGGATTGACGAGATGTGCGGCGCGTTCATTAGGCGGCCAACGACGCCGGGCATACTGGGATCCGAAGCGCTCCATCCGCATGTATGCCATGGCAAAACCCCGCAACCCGCCCACGTTCCGGTACGCCCGCACCGCTCAACGACCGCGTGAGATTCCGCCGAGGCAGCCGGCGCCAGGCGGTCCGACCGAATCCGTCGAAGACTTCCTCGCCCGCGGCGGCCAGATCGAGCAGCTCGACGATGGCGCCCGCGGGCAGCCGATCGTGTCCACCATGCGCGAGGTGCATGAGGCCAACTGGCGCGCCGCGCAACCGACGAAGACCGAGCCCGAAGTGACCTAACGCCGCGGCCGATCCGGCTTCGCCGACGGTCGCAATGCATCGCGCACGCGACGCAACACACCCCGTCGTTCGTGCGATCGCTCTGTCCCCTCATGCACTGGCGTTGGATTGGCGGCCGTGCAGGTCACCGGCACGCGCACCACCGTCATGTTGGCGCAGCCCAGGACGGCGCCAAGCACCACCAGCATCAGCACGACACGCAGGGACATGGCGGCAATGAAAGCCCCCGCCGTTTCCAGCAGGGGTAGCTTCGTCACGATGGCGCGAAACATACTCCAGATCTGGGGAAATATTGCACGGCTGCCAACGGCGTCATTGCGACTGCGTCGCATGCATCACGATGGCGTGCGTGACATCACGACACGCTGCGATGCCGTGGTCGGACAATGCGCGGCGGGGCCTGATTCAGCTGCACCACAATCAAGCTGAGTGCGTGCTGCCAACGCCGCCACGCGGTGTTGCGATTGCAGTGGCCACGCTCGCAGATCACCCGCCACGGCCGATGCATCGCCCGCGCCCACACCAGGTGGCGCTGGTCTTCGTTCAACCACCGTAGCCAGGTCGTGGTCTCAATAAACCGATCGATCGCCGCGGGAGCCGCGGGTAACAGCGCCCATGACTCCTCCGCATAGCGCCGCCCGGTTTCCGGCCAGAAGCGCGCGTAGCCTGCCACATGGGCTGAAGGCAACCGCTGCGCGGTGTTGGCGGCCTCACGGAAGCGCTCTGCCACCGCCTGGATCGTCCAATCAGACATGGAGGGGGTCCTGTGCCATCGCCCAGCGCAGCAGCGCCTGTGCGTCAGCCTCGTTGTCGTCGGCCGGCGCGAAGCCCGCCGCTTGCATCGCCGCCACCATCGCCGCCTTGTCGGCGTTGCCCCGGCCTGTCGCGTGCTTCTTGATCGTGCCCACCGGTACGCCCTGATACGGCACTGCATGCTGTTCGCACCATGCCGTCAGCTGGCCGAGGAATCCCCCATACACCTGCGCCGCATCGACACCGGCATGGCGGCGCACCTCCTCGAAGTGAACCGTCTCGATGCCACCTGTGAGTGCCTGCAGCTCGTCCAACCAATGCACGAACCGCAGGAAACGCATGCCGCCGCCTTCGAAGCGCCCCGACCGGAACGTCATCGTTCCGCTGGTAACCGCACCCGCACGGTCGCGCAATGCCCAGCCCATGATGGTGCCCAGGTCCAGTGCGAGCAGGCAGGTCGGCACGGCGCTCACTGGCGCGTCTGCGTGGAAGGCGCAGGCGTGATCTGCGGCTCGGTGAGCAGAAACCCGAGCGTGCCGTCGGGCAAACGGACCGGCATGTACCTGCGTATCGCCAGCGCGAGCACGTAGATCGGCAGACCAGCCCTAGGCAGGGCCAACAGGTGGTACTCCGCGAACAGGGCATCGACCGACGCGATCCGCGGAATCTCGCCGCCGCGCGCTTCGTATTCGGCGATCAGCTTCTCGAGTTGCTGGGTGACCGACATGAGTCGTCTCCATTCAAGATGAATACGACTGAAGGATTTGAACCGGTTTCCTGTTTATCCGTGGACGCGCGCGCGCGTAAGCGACTATGGGGAAACCCGTTCAAACCCTTCAGACCCGATGGACTGCGAGCACTCTTCACCACTTGATCTGCCTGTAGGCCCATGCGGGCGGAGGGGGTAGCAATCGCAGCCCGATGAACCCTTGTTGGCCGACGTTGTTGCGCTTTTTCCGACACCCGTGTCGGATCAACGCGGCTGCAAATCGCTTCAGAGAGCCGACGTACTCGCCATTGGCCTCGGCCCACTGCTTCCAGTCGGCATACAGGTCGCGCGACAGCACGAACGCATTCGGATCACGTTGCGCGCGCTCCTCGATCCAGCGTCCGTGCGCATCCTCGGCCTCGAAGTACTCGGCAGTGGCCTCGACCACGCTCGGCGGCGGCGCCAGTCCCATCCGCTGCCAAGACACACACCCGGCCACCGCCCAAGCCAGAATGCCGTCGCGCTCGACGAGCAGCTTGTCGAGCAGATCCCTATCGCGCCGCGCAGGCGGAATCGTGACCGTGAACGGGACCAGATGCAGTCGGCGCTGCATGGCATCGTCGACGTTGCGAATCGCCGGCTTGTGGTTGCCCACGATGACCAGCTTGAATTGAGGGACGAACTCGAAGAAGTCCTGGCGCATGAAGCGCGCCGAGATGGCATCGCCGCCGGTGATCGCCTTCAGCTTGGCCTCGTTCCAGCGCCGGCCCTCTTCGGTCTCGACCGCCGCGACGAAGCGCGCGCCGCGCAGCCCCGCCAGTTCGGTCGGATGGTGCTCATGGCGGCTGTCCATGAACGTGTCCATCGGCGCGCGTGCGGCATAGTCGCCCAGCAGCGTGGCGATGACGTTGACGAACACCGACTTGCCGTTGGCGCCGGTGCCGTACAGGAAGAACAGCGCGTGCTCGGACGTCGTACCGGTCAGGCAGTAGCCGACCACGCGCTGTAGGTACGACTGCAGTTCCCGATCGCCGCCGGTGACATCGTCGAGGAACCGCCCCCACCGGGGACACTCGCCGCGCGGTGCGGCCGTGGTTAGCCGCGTCAGGTAGGCTTCGCGCGCATGCGGACGCAGCGCACCGCCGTGCAGGTCAACGATGCCCTGCGGCGTGTTCAGCAGCCATGGGTCGGCATCCCATAGCGCCACGGTGGCCGCATGACGCGGATCGCTGCGCGCCACCCGTTCGACAGCGAAGATCGTGGTCGCGCTGGCCAGCTTGATGGCCTGGGCTGGCTTGTCCGTGCTGCGCGCCACCGCGCGGCAGACGCAGCGGGCCAGATCCTGCACGGCCAACGTGCGATCGAGACACCAGCGACGGCCATCCCAGGCGAGCCATTGCCCCCAAGCGGCACAATGGCGCCAGTCGTCGCCATAGGTGTGGGTAAACACCGCAGTGATGGCGTCGTCGCTGCGCTCGCTCAGCCCGGACACGTCGATGGACCGCTGCGCCCGCACGGTCACCGGCATGCGTTCGCCACCGCGCAGGAAGCCAGCGATGTCGCAGCCTTCGGCCAGCGCGTCAGCCGCATCCCAGCCCTCGGGCTTGTCCGCAGGCGGCTGCAGAATCGCGCAGGAAACGGCGCCCGCGGCGAGCAAGGCCTCGGCCGCGGCTCGCGCGTACGTGGCACCCGGCGCATCGTGGTCGGGCCAGATCAGCACGCGCTTGCCCGCCAGCGGCGACCAGTCCGTCTTGGCCACCGGGGCGTTGGCGCCGTGCATGGCCGTCGTCGCACACACGCCGGCATCGATCAGTGCCTGGGCGCACTTCTCGCCCTCGACCAGCACCACCTCTTCGGCGGTGGCCAGGCCCGGCTGGTGGTACAGCGGCCGCGGCGTGGGCGGGGCCGAGCGGCGTCGCCGCGCGTCCCACGGCCGGTACGTCTTGCTGCCGTTGGCCGGGTCGTACCGGTACACGCAGGCGATCAGCTGCCCGTTCGCATCCAAGTAGTCCCATTTCGCCGACGGCGGCCCGAGATCCTCGGCCTGGCCGTTGCGCTTGCGCGGCGCGGCGATCGCAGCGGGCGCCTGTCCGAGCAAACGATTCGCTTCCTCCAGCACGCGCGCGAACTCGCGCTGCACGTCGAGCCGGTAGTGGACGGCGATCAGATCGAAGACATCACCGCCCTCGCGGGTGGCGTGATCCATCCACAGACCGGCCTTCTCGCCGTGCAAGGCGACCTCCAGGCTGTCGCCCGCCGTACCGTCGATGTTCCCGACCGCGAACACGCCATGGCGCACGCGGCCTGCGGGCAATAGCGTGGCCAGCACCGATTCCAGCCGGCCGAGCAACGCGGCGCGCACGGCCGCGCGCTCCCGCCCTGCTCCAGCCCGTTCGACCGCAATGGGCTCGGCCGCGTCGTTGAAGTCGCGCCAGTCATTCGCCATCGCTGCAGTCCTCGCAGGGAGGCCGTACGACCACTACAGCGTCGCACCAGCGCCGCAGGTCGGACTGACGGAAGCGGAGCTGGTGACCGATCAAGAAATAGGGAATGCGGTGGACCTTGCAGGTCGCCTGGTTGCGCAACCACGCGCGCGGAATGCTCAGGCGCAAACAAACCGTACGTGCAGTGAGTAGCTCCTCGTTGTCGTCTGCTATCGCATTCCGAGTTATGTTCATGTCGTGCTCCAGCAGCGGTCCTGCCAGGCACAGCCGCGGCACTCGAAGTGCGTCGGCGTGGTCGCCACGCGCGGCAGCAGTTCGCCCGCGTCGCACGCGCGCAGGATCTCCACGGCGCGATCGGAGGAGCGCTGTGCCAATGCCGCGTCGAACGGCACCCGCTCGGCGTACAGCGCCATGTCGTCGGCGCACAATGCGGTGAATAGCGCGGGCTGCTCGTGCAGCTGCATATAGGCCTGGTACAGCGCGACCTGGGCCGCATAGACCGGTCGCGCGATGGCGAGCCGCTTGCGCTGTAGCTCGCCGAAGGTCTTCACGCCCACCGCCTTGGTTTCCCACAGCATCGGATAGGCGAAGCTGTCGGGGCCGGCCACGATCACGCCGTCGACGTGGCCGCGGATACGGCCGTCGGCGATCGCGTAACCGAACTGGTCGCCATTCGCGTCCTGCGTGCGCAGGTCAAAGCCCGCCTGCCGCAACCACCCGGCCAGCCAGGCTTCCATGCGATGACCGCGATGGAATACGCGCAGCGTGCGGCCGGGCGTGTGCCGGTCGGGATCCTTCGCCGTGGCGAAGAACTGGAACTGCAGTCGGCGCGCGCACGCGTCGCCGAGGATCGACGCGCCGAGGTACGTCCTGGGCGCCACCTGCGCATCCGCCGCCTCCAGCGCCGCGTCGATCAGCGCGCTGACGTGCTCGGACAGGTCGTGGCTGTTGTAATCAAGCATTGCGGAATCCAAACGACGCAACGCGATTGAGCGTTGCGTCGTCAGTCAAAAGGGATGTCGGCGTCCTCGAACCCGTCCGGGCCGCGCGGGCGCGGTGCCTGCACGCCGCCCTCGTAGGCGCGGATCACGGTCTCGATCAGATCCACCGCCTGCGCCTGGCTGTAGCGGGCGATCGGCACCTCGAACCCCACTTGCTCCGCAGCGCTCGCGAGCGCCTGCAGACAGGTCCGTTGTGCCGGAGGGGACAGTGGCAGGCTCATGGGCAACAACTCCTCGATGAGCGCGGGATCCTTCCGCTGGCGGGTCACGTACAACTGATGGAAGGCGTCCTGGCAGCGGCGAGAGCAGAACTGCCAGCGCACCGGCATGCGGCGTGGATCACCGGAGCGGTAGCGCACGTCCAGGTGCCGATAGCCGCGCACCGGGCGACCACAGCCCCAGCACTGCACCTCACTGCGCCCAGGACGGCCGCGTCGGCACCGCTGCCGTCGACGAGGAGGGGGACGTCGACGACGATGGCGGTGCCGGCGCGACCGGAACCGAACGCATGATTTGCGCGTACTCGGGATGATCGGGCGCGATCGGGGTCTTGATCACGGCCTTGTCCTGGCCGTGCGCATCCTTCTCCCAATCGACCAGACCGACGAACTCCAAGCCGTCGAGATCGCCGAAGCCGGCGATGCGGCGGCACGCCTGCGCGGTCGCGCTGACGTCGTCGGGATGCAGCCCCTGCGCTGAATTGAGCGCGCCCTTGATGAAGGCACGGCCCATCTGTGCCCAATTCGGACCTTTGGCCGAGTGCAGGCCGATCAGCGACCACAGCTTGCGCCGCGCATACGGGCCACCGAGCACCACGAACTCGCAGTTGAGGTACACCGCGCCGGACTCGGCATTGCGCGTCGCCCAGCCATCGGTCCAGCCCTGCGTCGGATCGTCGAAGCCGCCTGGGCGGATCGTCATGCGCACCTTGAGCAGCGTACCCTTCGGAATCGGTGCGAATGCTGGGTGTTCGGCATCATTGAAGTCGGTCCAGGCGCTCATGGCTCGGGCTCCTCAGCGGTATCGACCGCCACATGCTTCGGCGCGAGTGGTAGCGGCGAGGTGCGCGGTGCGCGCAGCTTGGCCATCAGGCGGCCCAGGTCCGGCGGCTCGGTCACGTCGAGTCGACCGGAGCGGTCCTTGGCGGGATAGCCCCACGGGTTCGAGGTGTGGCAGACGAACGCGCGGTACGGCTGGCCGGCGTCATCGTGCAACTCGGCCAGGGTGATGACTTCGTCGACGATGCCAGGCAGCTCAAGTCCGGCCTTGCTGCCGTCGATCTGCAGCGCGAAAGTGCGGCGACCGAAGTCGTCGGTTCTCTCGTCGAGGATGCCGACCAACCAGACATTGCGCTCACGGGTGTGCTGCAGTTGATCGAGCCAGCCGATCAGTTCCTGACCGAGCAGGCCGTACACGCCGCGCAGGTCCGGTTTGCCGGCGCGCTCCGACACCGCCTGCGGCTGGCCCTTGCACCACTGCAGGCAGAGGCGGCCGGCCACGGACAGCGAGTCGACGAAGACCGTGGTGTAGCGATCGAGCGAGGCCGGATCGCCGTAACGTTCGGCCACGGCCTCGAAATGAGCCGAGGAGAACGGCTGTTCGGGACGCAGCGCAGGGTTCGCACCGCCCAGCAGCACCGCGAGATCGCGACACTCCGACCACGTGCGCGGGCGCCAGGCATCACCACCCCACCCTTCCACGGCCAGGTCGCCGGCTTCCAGATCCACGAACAGCGTGGTTGTCGGATCCAGTGTCCATAGCAGCGAGGTTTTTCCGGCGCCCCAACGGCCGACGAGGACACCTTTGACACCGCGTGGTTCAGCCAGACGCTGCTCGGCGCTGATGATGGGCAATGTCACGGCGCACCGCCTTCGCTCATCAATGCCAGGCGAAACGCCGGCTTTCCTGTTTTGAACGTGCGCGCGGGCGCGAAAGCCGCCTGCAGCGAATGTGGCCACGCGTTGTACTTGCGTTCGTCGACGCGATACTGGATCTCGACGAATTCCGATGCATCCTCGCCACTCGCACGGATGCGCTCGACCACCTCGGCCAGCTTCTTCTGATCCCACTCAACCTGCTTCGGCAGATCGGCGGTGATGCGGACCCGATCGTCGTTGAGGTGGATCACGCCAGAATCCTTGCCAACGCGAAGGCGACACTCGTGCGCGGTATCGGCGTACTTCAGCGCCAGCGCACGGTCGATGTGGTTGGCGCAATCCCGAGCTGCGGCCAGGACCTCGGCCACGTCCAGCTTGAGGTGATAGAACTCCACGGCTGAACGTAAGGCCAGATCTCCTGCTGGCATTGTCAGCGCCTCTTCGATCGAGATCAGCGCGGTATCGCCTTCACCGAGATCACTCTTTTTTTCGTTCGCTTGACTCATGGCGCAGTCTCCAAACAACATCCTGCCCGCCGGACCGCACTAGTCCGGGTCGCTCGTGTTCTGTTGGTACACCGGCACACCCGTTCCCTGACGCAGTGATTTGCGTTCGAACTCCACGACGTCGCAGAGGCGATAGCACACGCGGCTACCGAGCTTCATGTACGTCGGACCGATGCCGTTACGTCGCCACTGCTGCAACGTGCGCACTGACAAGTCCCAGCGCGCGGCGAGCTGGCGTTCATCGAACGTGTTCGAAAGGGAACGGTCTTGCGCACCCTGTTCCGCAAGGCGCCGTTCGCCCGAGCTGGCGCGAGTCGGCTTCATTGCGGCTCATCTGCCGGGAATGAGCCTCCGAGATGACGCTGCTCGTAGCGTGCGACTTCGGCGTCGGGATAGAACACACGACCACCAAGGCGCAGGAACGACGGGCCGCGTCCGATGCGTCGCCAGCGGCACAATGTGCTCGCGGTCATCCGCCAGCGCGCAGCCAATTCCGCCGAGGAAACCAGCGGGGACGTCGGAGACACCGGGATGCGAACCATGGCGGTCACTGTCCGTGCGGGAACAATGACGGGCCATTGTTGGCATCAGCGATGCCGTGTAAATCGTGAACGGGCGTCGACTACTGTGTATTACGCTACGCTTCGATATAGCGTTCGACTTATTGTGCGACGCAGCAGCCGGCTGCGTCCCCCAATCCCTCGGCAGGCACTGTGTGGACGGGCACACTACCGCTCCTCCCTGTCAGCACTCAGGCCCGCGACCCTGCCGTGTCGCAAGGATGTAGGCAAGTGGTGAAGGCTCGGACTTCACCAAGTTGTCATGAATGCTTCAGGGGCCGCGTACTGAATGCGGCTGAGCGCGACTGCAGAGCTTAATGGCTGCGAAACCGTGGTCCGAGCCAAGGTTATCTCTCGCTCGTGCTGCCCGATGCAATGCGCTCACTAGATCAGCTTGATGTCGAGCCCGTCCCAGAAGGCAGGATTGATCACCAAGGCGGAGCCCTGGTCAACCCTTGTCTTGAAGTACGCCTCGTACAATTTCTTGTTGTATCCCTTGTTGTGAA